CAAAATCTGAATACGGCGGGTGGAGATACCCCAGCGTTCGGCGGTTTGCGCGATTGATAAATACTTCATGGGCAGTACTCCTGTTGCAGTTCTGTTCTGCGTCTGCTTATAAAATCACAGTATAATTATAATCGCCAAAGCGAATAAAAGCAAGAGCTTTCCGGAAAAGCCCAGAAAGTATCTACAACTTAAAAATCAAGGGTTTGGGGCTTCCCCAAAAATCAAAATGAGCGTATCGGCTGCATAGCTGAACCGCTCATTTTTCCGGTGTGTACGGACACCGGATGTGCTTGCTACTCTCTCAAATCTCATATCCGCAGATACACCGCGCTCCCGCTTTCGCAAAAGCAGGAGCGCATATTTTTTGAAAATTTTTCATTTCGATACCTGCGTTTTGAATTAAAAATGTCCGTTGTAAAGTGAGGGGCAACGAATCGCCAATGCCCTCGTCTTCAAAATTTTCTTTTTGTCACTACCAAGTTTTTGAGAAAAAATGTCCGTTGTATTGTGAAAGGAGTGTTTCAATATGCCAGACCGCACACGACCCATCCGCAAAGAAATCTGCCTGAATGAGCAGGAATTGAGCGTAGTTCGCCCAACTTGGTACCCGCAATTTCGGCGCATACGCCCGGAAAATGCTGATTGACGGGTACATCATCAAGGTCGATTACACAGAGCAGAAAAAGTTAGCTGCCACCGTCAGCCGCGTCGCCTCGAACATCAATCAGATTTGCCGCCGCATCAACAGCACCGGGCGCTGCTATGAGGACGACGTTGCCGAGCTGAAAGCGCAGAAGGCCGAGATCTGGGAGCTGCTGAAAGCGCGGCAGAAAGATGAGCTTTGACCACAACGGGGTTTTCCATGTGTGGGTTTTCCGTCACCGATTTTCCGGACGGTGGACAAGCTGACGCTCCGGAGCGTACCGTAACCGGATTTCAGGACGACGGTTTTCGTGCCCTCCATCGGGGCTGAAATTCATCCTCTAACTAATAAGAAATAAATCAAGATACAAGAGAATCAATCTATCAATCAATCAACACAAAAAATGGATGGATTGATGGATAGGATAGGAGGTCAGATGAAAACTTTTTGCAAGCTCACGGCGCAGAGCCCGGCGGCGTCCTATGTGCCGCTGCTGAGGTTTCTTCTCCAAGACGAAGCCCTGCGGGACATCAGCAACGACGCCAAGGTGCTCTACGCGCTGCTGCTGGACAGAGTCAGCATTTCCCGGCAGAACGGCTACGTCGAGCCGGACGGCACGATTCGGCTGTACTTCACCTTGGAGCAGGCGCAGACCAAACTCCACCGCAGCCGCCAGAGCGCCACGCGGATCTTCCGCGAGCTGGAGTACAGCGGCTTGATCGTTCGGCGCAAGCAGGGTTTGGGAAAGCCTGCGCTTATTACGCTGAACTACCCAGCGGACGCAAAGCTGATTCAGCCAAGAGAGGATGGCGCAATATTGCATGAATAAAGGTCGAAAACAAGGTGTTTTCCGCCCCACAAGCGCTGAGAAAGCACAGGGGAACATCTTTTCTTATGATCGTCCCCAAATGCGCCTAAATGTTCTACAGAAGCGATAAAGGAGGTACTATGTGAACGCAGAAAAAGCGAATATTCAAAACAGCATGGATGCAGCCGAAATCCCGGAATACGTCTTTGAATCGCTGGCACGGAGTCTGCTTCCGGTAATTCAGAAGTACTACGAAAGCAAAGGTGGCAAAAAGGCATTTGCCGAATGGAAAGCAAAGAAGGAGATTTCAGACAGTGCATCTACATAAAGAAACCGGGAGGATTGCCCTGATCGGCAGTCCTCCCGGTTTCTTTATTACCAGTCTTCAACTTCTTCTATAAAAACAATAAATCCGAACCCATGACCAATTGGTAAAAGGTTCGGATTATATTGTTTTGGTGGAGCTGAGGGGAGTCGAACCCTGCCTAATTCCCTTTAAAACTATTGGTATTAAACGCTTCTGTGTCGTTCGTGTGCATTTTCGTGTGCATTTTAAATACAACACCGCCGAAGCGGGGCGCCTGATCCCCACTCCGGCGGTGTTGCTGCACCTTGCGGCGCTGCTATGTCAATATTCTACCGCGCGGCTCGTTCGCCGTCAAGTTTTGTCGCCGTTAAGATTACTTGGCCAGCAGTGCACCCCATGTATCTGGGCCGCAGATGCCGTCCGCCGTCAGGCCGTTTGCGTGCTGACAAGCCTTGATTGCCGCGACGGTTGCCGCGCCGCAGATGCCGTCCGCGCCGTAGCTGCCGCACTTATAGCCCTGCGCGATGAGCGCACCCTGCATGCTGCGCACCGCGTTGCCGCGGTCGCCGTTGCCAATCATCTGTGTTGCTACCATGATAATATCCTCCTCGGTATTAGTGTTGTTGCTGTCCGGTGCCGCGCAAATCGCGTCGAACGGGAAATACTGGCCGGGGCAGCTTGTCCCCGCCACCGCAATGTCGCGATGGCCTACTACGCGATCCACGCCAAGTTTAGTCCTGAGATACTGCACCAGCTCACGGCCAGCCTGCAGCTGCGCGGCGGGCATCTCCTGCTCCTGCTGGTAGTCGCCCTCGAAGCAGATGCCGACGGAGCGCCAGTTGCAGCTCTCGGCGTGCGCGCCTACCGCCCAGAGCGGGCGACCACGAACGACAGAACCATCCTTATCCACGAAAAAGTGGTAGCCAATGCCAGCCCAGCCCCGGTTGAGATGCCAGCGATGCACATCGTCCGCCGTGCAGGACTTGACTGCGGCGTGGTGCAGGATAATCAGGTTCGTTACCTGACGGGCGGACAGCTCATGCGCCCAGTTGTATTCTTTCTCGATGATGTTCATTAGGTTTCCTCCTTCGGTTCGACCTTGTCTTCTACACTCACCTTCAGCCGCTTAATCAGGCTCTGCAGAAATCCCGGCACAGGCGCGCCCAGCGCGGCCACATTCTCCAAAATACTAATCAGCTCATTAATGACCAGCCAGATCACTACAATAGACGCGATCAGAAAATCCAGCTTCCAATTCAGCCCCATCTGATCCGCTCCGTACCGCACCAGCCAGTCCAGCACGCACGCCACCGCGACGATCACCAGATAGCCGACCTTTTTCAGGATGCCCCCGATGCCGACGCGGCTGCTCAGCTCCCCTGCCTGCCACGCCTTGGTCATGCCCGTGATGTAGTCCAGCACCATCACCGCCACGAGGATGATCGCCGGGACGATGAGCTGCGTGCCGTAGGATGCCAGCGCCCCCAGCGCTGCCGCAAGCACGGCCTTGATTGTGTTTTCTTTCATGATTTGCTCCTTCCTGCGCATTGCGCATAAAATACTCACTCAGGCTTCCGATACTTTACGCCGCTGTCAAAAGCGGCACTTATATCCGTCTGCTGTACCCAAACGCCGCCGATCTTTTTGTAGAGGGCAGCTCCCTTCACCCACGCGCCGCCGACCTTGAGCATATAGTATTCTCCCGGCTGCTCCGGTACGGTGAACTCGACCGTTACCGAACAGCCGAAAAAATCCATGTAGTACGACGTATTCGTCCCAATATAGCCTCGGCTTCCTTGAAACTTTACGCGCAGATTATTCAGGCGCTCGCGCGTAAAATCCGCTGTCTGCAATTCCGCCACAGATGCGGACGTCCCGAAAACCGTCGTACTCTCTGATCGGATAACATTCGTGTCGTTTTCGCAAAGGGCCACAGAATTGTTTCCGCCGCGAAAAATCGAGTCGTTCTGCATCCGGCCCTTGATCTTCGCTGATACCGAGCCGATTTCTGCATTGTCAGGGATGGCCGACAAGTCGAACCCGTACAGCACCTTTGTCGATGTAGCGCCCCCGTTGACCATATAGAATCGCGCATATGTCTCGGCGTTTTCGTCGCATCCAAAGGCCGTACTCAGCGGATGCCCGGAATCAACGGACTTATACTTGCAGTGCGTTTCATCCACAAAGGCAGGCAGCAATCTCTCCGTAGCCATGTTACCCTCCGATCACAAGATAGATGTCGCCGTCCGCCCCTGTGCCGTTGTCGGGCGCGGAACTGCCTGTGTAGATCGTCGCCACGTCCATAGTTCCCGTTACATGGTTCCCGGCCTTGTCATGCGCGGTATATCCGGTTTCGAGGTGTGCTGCGCTCACGGTGTCACCCGTCAGGTCGAGTTTCA